GTGGAAGCTATGGAACTTGTGCTTAAAAACCGCAACGAGTATTATAGTTTTTTCGAAAAGGGAGATTACTCACTGCCGTTCCCACCTACAGATTGGTATGCATCTGCTGTCATATTAGCAGATGCGTTGAGAGTTAAAGTACCACCACCTCCACAAGCTACAATTGAGACACCTTTGCCTGTTAGACCTAACCGACCAGAAAGACCCAACCAACAGAATCGTAGTTTAGGTCTGGATGCCCGATCAGTGAATTTATTTCCTCAGTCGGGTATACTGGAAGAAGTTTCTCAAAATAAGACTCAAGTTTTAACTACGTTTATAGATGATTTCCACCATGAAGAAGCTTCTTATGATCAAGATATGGATAATACCCATTATAATGTTGACACAGATGAAGTATCTATTGTTAAATTTTTATCGAGACCCATTAAAGTTTTCTCACAGATTGTTACTGTTGGTGCTGCTGCGCCCACAACTCCTTTATTTATTAACCCTAGTACGTTCTTCACTAATAAACGAGTTATGAACAGAATCAACAATTATCGTAATCTTAAGTGTGATTTGTGTTTCCGATTTATGATTAATGGAACGCCCATGCATTATGGTAGATGGATGGCCACAGCAGTTAGCAACGTTTCTAATGACACGTTGTTAACTCCTGCTACCTTGGTCAATATGACGCCTTCCAGAGTCATATTGTCCCAACCGCCGCACGTTTTTCTGAACCCTACATCTTGTGAAGGAGGTTGTCTCAGACTACCTTATGTTCATCATTACAACGCTTTTAGCACAGCCTTAGGTGAACATTTAACAACGGGATTCATAGCGCTGACGGAGATGTCACCATTAAGAAGTATGAGCACTACACAAGATGGTGTCACAATAACAGCATTGTGTTGGGCGGAGAATGTCGTTTTTGGTGCTCCTACAAGCTCCAATTTGCCTAATTTAGTGCCACAGTCAGGAGACGAATATGGAAGAGGCATAATATCTAAGCCATTAGCAGTTTTGTCCGATGTCGCAGGTGTCTTGTCAAGAATAGCTTCAATTAGACCATATGCTTTGGCTTCGCAGTCAATTTTACACATGGGATCCCAAATTGCTATAGCCTTGGGTTTTTCTAAACCGGCGCTTGTATCTGACATTTCATACATGATTCCTCGTATTTCTCCAAATTTAGCTAGTGCTGTGCAACACGATCCTATATATAAAATGACTTTCGATGACAAACAGGAAGTGACTGTTGATCCCAGTGTGGTGGGTTTAGCACGGAAAGATGACATGATGTTGTCTTCCATTGTTGAACGCGAGTCGTATGTGACTAAATTTGAGTGGAATTCTAACGCATTACCAGATTTTAATATATTTTACACTAACGTCAATCCAACTTTTTGGGCGAATGGTCCAGGAACCGGTGCTGCACAGCAGATTGCTATGACTCCCCTTGCTTATACTATGCAGGCATTTAGACAGTGGCGCGGTTCTTTGCGTTTCCGTTTTGTTGCCGTTGCGTCGGCCTTTCACAAAGGCCGAATTCGCATTACGTATGATCCTAATGGTGTTACAGCTTCTCCGGGCACTCCGGTGGAGTACAATACGGCTTACACATATATATGGGATTTAGCAGAATCGCATGAAGCCATTATTGATGTTGGGTATATGTCGCATGTCCCATATTTGAGACCACTACGCCCTGGATTAGATGGTGTCGCGTCTATATATGGTATTGTTCCTGTGAATTTCAATCCTTTGGACAGTAATGGACATTTAGTGTTGTCAGTTGTGAATGAGTTGACTTGTTCCAACGCGACATCTACCATATCTGATATTATGATGTTCGTTTCAGCTGGACCTGACTTTGAAGTGTTTGATCCTGTAGATGCAATAGATAACTATACAATGTATCCACAGAGTGGCCAGTTGGAAGTGGAAGAACATTTTGCTAAGAGATTGAAACCACATGTTGTTTTTGGTAAATACATTGGCGCAAAAGACAAAGCACCAATGGTTCACCATGGTGACCCAGTTACCAGTTTACGTTATTTACTTAAACGGTACACAAGTTACATGTCAATAGCTTTTCCTGCAGTTGCTGGAGCCAGCACATTATTATATAGGCTGAACTATTCTGCATTTCCATTACATCGTGGTAAAGCTCCAGGAGCTATGCATTTGGCGAATAACATACCTTACAATTATGTTTACCAGACTCCTATAACTTGGTTTTCCACACTGTTTTTGGCTAGACGTGGTGGCATTAGATGGAGGCTGAGAGATGAGTCTATGTCAGGCATTAATTTTACTCGTCTTAAGGTTGTGCGAAACACAATCTCTTCGACAGCTGTTTTTGGACAGAATCCATATGTTCCTTTTGGCAGTTCCAGTGATGGATCAAAGAAGTACATCACCAGTGCGCCAAATAGCGGCATATCTGGTATGTCCATAGGAACTACAAACGACGGTCTACGCATGCACGCAGATGCTGAAATACCATTTCATTCTCCGCGCAGATTTTTTCCTTGTCGTATGGGGGACAATTCTCTCAATCATTCACAAGGGGTGTCTGTGTTTACCGCCATTACTAATACTAATGCGGCAACTAGAGACGGTCAATTAGCGGTTTATATATCTGCTGCGGATGATTTTTCTTTGTACGGGTTTGTTGCATGCCCGCTAGTATATTATGCACCCGCACTTTTGTAAGTGCACGTCTTATTGATGACGTTAAACAAACCAGGTGGTAGTCGCCTGGGTGGCAAATTTATTTTTCATGGGACTCTCCAGTCACGTTATTATTCAAGTAGTCTTGAATTTGCCGGAGAGTTCCGGATTTATAGAGACTACAAGTTTAAGAGGTGCTGAGTCCCGCATTTAAG